GGACGAAAGCATGACCATTGCAGGTAACTTTGGTCCAGCCTTGATGAGCACACAGGCCAATGTTTTTGTTGCAGCCATCACAGCCACAGGCACCACCAGTGTATTCTTTACACCAGTGGCTCCAGGTTCGGAATAATTAAAGAGGAAAATACAATATGAACTCCAATCCAAAAAGTGTTAAGAATGTAAATGTGGCACAAGGTCCACGAGTGGGCAATGCAGATGCTCATGATGGCAAACGCAAGATGTGCGTGGCCGACAAAGCCGCCCGTGCTCCATTGGCCGATATGGTTATGGACATGTTCAGTGCTCGCGGCCAAAGTCGTAGTGATTATGTCAACAAGGCTGATCAGGTAGGCGACAATAGTGGCAAGCGCAGCTTTAAAAAGTAATAAGTATCCTTGAGACTGGTATTAACAGTATACTCAAGGATGCCCAAGCTGAGATTTTTACTGTTTCTCTCAGCAGTCAAGTAAACAGCCAAATTGAGCCAGTCTCATAATTTAATTTAAAGGAAATGATATGAACAAGAAAGATACCCTACCTCCCCTGCCTCCGCGACCCGCCGCCGAGCAAGCCCAACTCAAAGCTATGTTGACCAATCTCAAAGACAGAGCGGCCACACCCATCCCAGAAGCCAACACTGAAATGATGTTTGACTTGGAAGGTCTTAAGACTGACTTTCCCACAGCCAAAGAGCTGGAGAAGTTTCTGTTTGATCGCACAGGTCACAGCATAGACTTGAAAGGTCGCAGCAATCAATACAAATACCAAACAGCCTTGGATATCCTAAACGGTGCAGCACCTCCCGCCGAACTGTTCAATCCAGAGAATCCTTACTTGGACAAGAACGATCTAGTGCCAGTGGACACACTGCGCGAAGTGCCACCACCACCCCAAGAAATCGCGGGTCACTACATAGTCACTACCTTTGTGAGTAGAACATTCCCACATCCAGATACTCAGTGGAAAGCCAGTGGACAAAAGTGCGATGTGATCTTTCGCAAGTATACCAACAATGCCATAACCTACGAAGTGATTGGTCCAGTGGCTCCTAGAGCTGTGGGCATTCGTGTCAACAAGTATGGCAAAGAAGTGCCGGAGAAATATGAATGGGTAGATCCAAGAACAGGTGAACAGCTGATCCGCAATGAGAACGGCCTGCTGACACCCTTGGGCACTCGTCTTAGAAGTTACATGGCTCGAACCAAAGTCAACAAAAGCACAGCCTGGGACACTTGGATCGATAGAGACTTTGTGTTGTTGGGCGGCGGTGGTGCCAGTCTAGATAACCCATGGGGCAATTGACATGGCTCAGACCGAAGCTGAGATTCAACGCGAAGCTGAGATCGACTATGCGGCTCGCATGGGAGTGGACATACCCACAGCGCGAGCTCAGTTGGCCAACAAGCTGGTGCAGGAAGTCAAGATCATGCAGAAGGTCAATCGTGTGTATCGCGATGCCTTCAGTGAAAAGTATCCGGGTCAGTGTGAACACATACTGAGACTGTTGTGCGAAAGACTACAAGCAGGCTTGGACAAGCGAGCCAATGTGGACATAGCCGATCCCACCACTTGGATCTTGAGCCCAGCAGAATTGGCAGACCTCACTGAAGCAGTGTATCACATGCATTTGGTTCGCAGTAGCTTCCAGGAGTAACATGATCGATCCGGCAATGTTGATGCGTAGAGCATTACGACATGTGTGCGATACTCAAGGATTAAGTGTAAACGGTTTGGCACACCTAACCACCGCGGCCAAGTTTCACCTAGAAGATTTGGTGACCGCGGTCAGAGATGACATGGAGTTTAATCAACTCCGATACTTCAGACCGTTTGATCACCAACTCAAATTCTTTGCCACAGGCCACTCGGACCGTCGTGGCATTCTGGCAGCCAACCGTATTGGTAAAACTGTCAGCACCTGTTTCGAAACAGCCTGTCACCTGACTGGGTTATATCCTGAGTGGTGGAAGGGCAAACGGTTCGACAAGCCAGTCACGGTCATGGTGGCTGGTGAGGGTTGGACACAGGTGGCATTGGTTCTGCAGAATGAATTGCTGGGCACCAACGATGTCAAACTCACCCATGCATTGGGCACAGGCATCATACCCAGAGACTGCATACAAATGGACACCATGCGCAACGATGGAGCCAACTGTTTGGGTGTGGAGATACGACACACTAGTGGCACCAACAGCTATCTACTGTTTGCCAACTACACACAGGAAGTTAGACAGATGCAGGGTTTCAAACTTAACCTAGCAGTGTTTGATGAACAGCCACCCGATGATTTCTTCAGTGAGATTGTGACTAGAACTGCCACCACACAAGGTCAGGTCTTGTGTAGTTTTACACCATTAAAAGGTTTGAACGGCCTAGTCAGTAAGTTTTGGAACTGGGAAGAAGGCTACGAACACATCAGAGTCAGCTGGGATGATGTGCCGGAATACGATCCATGGGGCGAACCATTCTTGCTGCACACCACTCGCAGACAGTTGGAGAGAGACTACTTGCCACACGAACGAGATGCACGCCGCAATGGTGTGCCAGTCATGGGCAAGGGTGCAGTGTTTCAAATACGCAATTGGCCCACATACAAGACTGGCGACTACGACTTTGCCCGCACCACAGGCCTACTGAGATTGATCGCATTGGACTTGGGCTTGGTCAATGATAAAACTGTGATCAGTTTGATGTATTGGGATCCAGAAAGTCGTGAAGCTTGGCTACATACACAGATAGTGGTCAAAGGCACAGAAGAAGCCAATCCCATGAATTATATCAATCATCTCATGCGGCCCGAAGTGTTTGGCACTCCTATCATACTACCTCCCGATGCAGGCACACCGGGTCGTTATACCATGAACTCAATGAGCATACGCCAACTGTTTGAAGAATACGAATTAAATGTTTATCCCGATCCCGTGATGAATCCTCCAGATGAACAGGGACGCAGGACTAACCACAAATCATATGGCGTCAACATCATGAGGCAGATGCTGGAATTAGGCACACTGCACATCAATGAAAATTGCACTGAGTTCATACGCGAAGCACAGAATTACTACGCAGATGAAAAGGGTCGCTTCAGTGATCCCGATGACTGTATTGACAGTGCTCGCTATGCCTTGTTGGGCTGCTTGAATGATTGGGCTGAACCATGGGACAGCCGCAGTCCACGCCATCGCTTCCGTGATGCCAAACATCAAATGCAGATTGCAGCAGCTCAACGCAACGACGACAAGCCCATATGGAAGAAGGCTTGGAGCGCAGAAACTGGCGGTGTAATGTGACACTAAATACTCTATATACAGAATTTTCAATGCCAAATAAAAAAGTCAATCTCAGTGTAGGTCGTGGTGAAAAACTCAGTGTAGCCAAAGGTGCTGGCCTCACTGCCAAGGGACGAGCCAAGTATAACAAAGCCACCGGCAGCAATCTAAAAGCTCCGCAAAAAAAGGGTGCAAGGCACGACAGCTTTTGTGCTCGCAGTGCGAGTTGGACTGGTGAGCGCGGTAAGGCTGCTAGAAAGCGTTGGGGTTGCTGATATGGCCAAACCAGGTTTATATGCCAACACTCAAGCCAAAAGAAAACGCATAGCTGCCGGATCCGGAGAGCGTATGCGCAAGCCTGGCACCAAGGGTGCTCCTACAGCGCAGGCCTGGCGGCAAGCAGCCAAAACAGCCAAAAAGAACAAAGGAACCTAATTGTGTTCGATATTAAAAATGTAGTCATCAGTAATTTAAACGGCCACTCCGGCATGATGGCCAGATTCGTAAAGATGAAAAGTCTGTTGGACCAAAAAGCCTCAGCCAATCTAAGACTCTTGGCCACCAAAAACAACATCAACCGTAACAGCGATTATCAATATCTGCTGTTGCCAGTCAACAACAGCACTGCGCCAGTCAACGGTATCGACTACATTCACCCTGTGGTAAAACCAGTGGTAGACTATGCCACAGCAGTTATCACCAAAGGCATTGCACAGAACGGCGAGATCAATTTCGAATTCGTAGCAGACAATGAAGCAGATGCCACAGCAGCTCGTCAAGCCACCAACATGGTTCACAAGCTGATCAATCAAAACAACGATCCTCATAGCATACTACAACACTGGGTCATGGATGCCTGCTTGCACAAGAATGGCGAGATGATGGTGAGTCCATGGCGTGAAAGTTTTGTTCGCTATGTGACCACACAGGGCACCATGGACCAATTGGCTGCATTCGAAGCACAGGCTGCAGAAGGTGGCTTGACCACACTGCGTCAAAGTCGTCGTAAGATAAGTGTAGACATGGCCGCAGTGATCAATGAAGCACAGGGCAGTTTGGCCTCAGTGGCCGCAGATCGTCAGGATGAATTGCTGCAAACGCAGATCGACATTGCAGGCAATGCCAGTGAAGACATCGACACACCCATGCCCACTGACATGCCTTTGGAGTCAGAAGACGGCGACCAAGTGTTAAATGAGGCCATTCGTCGCAACACAGTGTATGAAGCCAAGTATAAACTTACAGGCTACAACATCAATATCAAGTTCCGTCCAATTGCACAACACTATTGGATGTGTGATCCCACAGTAATCTCCATCGAAGAACAACCATTCTGCGGCTACTACAAGCCCATGAGTATTCAGGAAGCCACTGAACTGTATCCGGATATCGATGTGGACCAATTCAAAGTCTACGCTGAATACAGCAATGTGGGCAGTTACCAAGCTGGTAGTTTGTTGAACAACTTGGCCATACACGCCAGAGACAGTGTGCCAATCAATGGCCTACCGGCACAAGGTTACAGCGCACAAGAACCAGAAGCACGACAAGTCACAGTGTTGACTGTTTGGAATCGCTATGACATAGACAATGACGGCGAACTAGAACTAATAGAATTAATCTACAGTGGTCAATATGTGATCAGTGCTAGAGAAGTAGAGTTTATTCCTGTGGCCAACATGGTTCCAAAACCATTAGCACAGAACTTCTACGGCATGAGCATTGCAGAAAGTGTGATCCCTGCACAAGAATACATGACTGCTGGACACAGAGCAGAGATACACCTAGGCCTACAACAGGCCACCAGTAGAATAGGTGTCAAGCCCGACAAGCTGGACTTCGAAATGTTGCAAGACGGCGAAGCAGCTATCTTTGTTTTGGACTCAAAGTTTGATCCAGCCAAAGACATCTACCAAATACCAGGACCCACAGGCGACATTCGTTTCATTGATCAAGCCATCAACCGTATCCAACAGGATGCCATGAGCATGGTGGGCATGGTGACTCCAGGCGACACATTCAATCCACAGATCATGGATCCAGGCAACAGCGGTATCAAACTGCAAATGGCGCTGGGCCCAAATCAAATCATACAAGACAACACAGTTAAGAATTGTGCCAGTGGCCTCAAGGATGCCATTTACTTGGTATGGCGCACCTTGATAGCGTTTGGTGATGACTACGGCGTTAAGAAATTGGCTCAAGAGTTTCATCCAGATGGCAAGCCCATATTCTTGGACTTTGAAAAGTTCGACGACATGGACTTCAATGATCGCAAGACCATACATATCGAATTGGCACTTGGCATGAAATCGGAAGAAAACAGTTTACAACGCTTACAAGTTATCAAGCAAGCACAAACAGGTTTGGCTGCTGAAGTCACTGCAGGTGTCTCCAGTGGTGCATTGACTGTGCCTGCATTCAAGAAACTGCGCAAGCCCTACGAAGACATGCTGTATGTGCTGGGTGTCAAAGACGCAGATGTTTACTTGCCTACCGAAGAAGAAGTCATGGAAATGATCAAACAGAGCCAAGCTGCCATGGCCAATAAACAACCTAGCCCAGATGATCAGAAGAAGATGGCCGACACAGAATTGAGCCGTGCCAAGACCAAAGAGATCCTGGACAGCATCGAAGGCAATACCGCAGAGAAACAATTGGAAGCCATCAGCTTGTTAGAAGAGGGCAAGGCTAGAACTTACTAAATAAAGTTAGGATGGAATTGAAATGATCGATGAAGATCTAGTAGAAGCCTATAACACTAGAGTTAAGGTGGATTTAAATAATGTAAAGAAGATGACTCCAGCGCAGTTGGACCGAGTCAAAGTGTATGGAAGCCAAGCAGAAAACATGCTGGCCAACAGAGACTTTGTGCAGTTCATACATCACTTCAAATTTGAAGTAGCTGAAGCAATAGGTGGTGTCGGTGGACACACCCATGAAGACAATGCCAAGAGGATTGCACTCAGCAATCATCTAGCTGGAATAGATAGTTTTATTGCTACACTGCAAAGAGCAGTGTATTATAAAAATAAGGTGGTAAGTCAGCAACAAAAAGAGCTGGACCCCAACCTGTAACCTAGGAAAAGTATGGAAAATATAGTTCGTGATACACCTAATGTCCCTGTGGACACGGTCCCTGTCAAAGAAGCCAGTATTGGATTGGATGCAATAGCTCAAAAGATGGCCGCAATGCGTAACCGTCCCGAAGCTACCGAACAAACTGGTGCAGGTAGTTCGCGGGTGGCAACCCAAGATCGCCCTGTGGTGCCCGAAGGCGTTGAAGTCAGCAGTGACAGCAATACCGATTTAGTAGAGCCCGAAGTTGTAGAGCCCGATGCAGAGTATAGTGAAAGCACAGATGAAGATTCCGCCCCTGAAGAGGTAAGCGATTCGAATTCCGCTGAAGCAGAGATTATCGATTTCTTGGAGTTCGCAGAAGAACATCCAAACGCCAAGTTTAAATTTAAACGCAATGGCAAAGACATCGAAATTGACGCTAAAAAAGCCGCAGCAATACTAGGTCAAGGTGCAGCAATTAGTGAAGATGCGAGACAGTTGAAGATTGACAGATCTGAGTTTGATGAATACAAAGACAGCAAACGCAGTGAAACAGAAGGTCTGATACTGGCAATGGAATTTACTGTAGCTCCTCGAATACAGAGTGCGTATGATGAGATCTTGCGAGTGCAAGGATACCAAAATACATTCCAGCAACAGTTGACTCAGGTCCAGGATCCCGCACAACGGGCCAGGATACAAGCCAACATGGCGCAGAATGAAAAGTATCTGGAACAGCAGGCCCAAACTGTGAATCAGTTGAAGCCCAAAATGGATCAATTCTACAGTATTCGTCAACAGCAGGTTGCTGAAGTTCTCGACAACAGTCGCAAGAATTTCAAAGACAAAGAACTGCGTAACGAATATGTGTATAAAGAAATACGCGACAAAGTAAGCAAGGATTGGGCAGGTGCAAGTAGGCAGTTGGTGCCTGGCGTGGCAAACATAGATTTAATTGCCAGCGACGAACATATATTGTCGTTGCTGCGTGATGGTCTTAAATTTCGCGACAGACCCAAGGCCAAGCAAGCTGGCAACAGCATTGCAGCTTTGACCTCTCAGAAGCGCGGTGGAACCACCATAACCAGTCGAGCCGGAAATCAACTCTCGGATCTAGAACAAAAAGCCAAATCGGGTGACAGAGTCGCCCAAGACAACCTCTTAGTAGCCAAGATGAATGCATTAAGGTCACAAAGAGGCGGAAGATAAAAAAATGCTATTAATATAAAGGAAAAATAAAATGGCTTATAATTCAACCACAGCGATTGGCAATGGAACAGGCGCTTACCAAACCGATATCGTTGTTAAAGATCTAGACTTAGATGTCTCTAACCGCGTTAAAGACGATACACCTGTTTTGAACATGTGTATGGCCAAGAAACGCAAAGTAGTTTCTACACTACCATTGTGGACCAACGATACATATCGTCTACCAGAAATCCAAGCACAATTGGAAGGTGCAGCAGTCAGCTCCAGCCTAGTAGAAGCACAAAGTCGTGCCAACTTGGGCAACTACACTCAGATCTTCTCCACAGTCGTTGGTGCTACTGGCACTGCTCGCGCTGTTGAGCAGTCAGGTGGAGATCCACAAGCATATCAAGAAGTCAAGCAATTGATCGAATTGATGTTTGATGTGGAAGCACAGATTGTTCGTAACGATCAAATCGGAACCAAGTTCTCTGGTCAAAGCGGTCTTGCACTGGGTGTCAGTATTCCTGCTCCTGTGTTCACAGCCAATGTGACAGTGCCCGGCAACACCAGCGCCAATGTGCGAGTTGCTAATAGCAACGGTGTTGGTCCTGCAGTAGCTACTGGTCGTCGTATGGGTTCACTAAACTCATTCGCAGGCACACACAGCTTTAACCCATTGACTGCCACCACCTATGAAACTTATTACAACAATGAGATC